TTGTTCCATAATAACAATTCAGTATAATTTATTTATTGTTTGAAGAAGGTGAAGGCATTTTCTTTGCCTTATCTACTTCTCTATCAGAAGCAGCATCCGCAGCAAGTTCGTTTCTTTCCGCAGCATCGTCTGCCTGTATACCAGTAATCTCTGGTTGGAAAGCAGTGTTTTGCTGGGACATGGTATCCAACATATTTGTTTGTGCTGGATCAATAGCAAGTCCTGCGTCAATCTCTTTGCGGATTTGCTTATCCATCTCAATAAACTCTTTGTCTTTCTGACCGAGGATATGACGACGGACATACTCGATAGAGAAATACTTTCCGACAAAAGGATCCATTTGAGTTACAGACATCATACGCTGGTTCATCATTTCAATTTCTTTCAGTTCATTGAAATGATTATCGAAGAGATAATCGTATTGGATATGCTCCTTCATATCATCCCAATCTTCAGGTGAGATGATACCCTTGAGGATCAGTTGGGTCTTGAGAACATCGTCGAATAGTTCGCTGAAACGCTTGCGGAGACGACCGATGAACTTAGTAAACTTAAGTTCATCCCTGAGAACCTCTGTGGTCTTGCCAAGATTAAACCCTTTGTTGTCATCAGTAAGGCGGGAAGGTGGTAGGTTGAGTGAGTTGTAAAGTTTCTTCTTGAAATACTCAACATCCTTGAGTTCACCAAGGTTCTGACCGCCTGGGAGTGTAGTGATCTCAGTTCCTCTACCACCCTCACGGCGAGGGAGCCAGAAGTCTTCAAGCATCGACATATGCTTTTTATCATCACGCATCTCTCCAGTGTTTGCGTCATACACTAGCTTGTTGCGATAGCGAGACATCACATCGCGTAGGTATTGTTCTGCCTTTACCTTAGGTAGGTTACCAACATCGATGTAAAAAATTCTACGCTCAGGAGCACGGGACAATCTGTAGATAACAAGACTGTCTTCAATCATGCGGAGTTGATTGAGTGACTTGATCGCTTTGTGTAGGAAACCAAGAACCATTCTCTTGTTTAGATCTTGAAGACCAGAAGGAACAAAGGTGATCGAATCAACTGCCATCTTCACTCCTTGTGACAGAGACATATCACCAATTGGTCCAAGAACACCGCCCTTGTAAAATCCCTTCGGGTTGTAAAGATAGTAGTCAACAAACGTACCATATTCATACTCAAGCGCCGTGCCTTTGATTGCTGCTTTCGCTAGAGAATCTTTTGGAGTATTGTCAATTTTTTGACGGACCTTCTTGATCTTCATTGGATCAATATAACGAAGTTCCGTAATACCTTTCTTTGGATTATCTAGATCGATTACTTTGTGGTAGAATAGTCTACCGTCGATATACCAAGTTCTAACAATCTCATGTGCGCGATTGTCAAAGTTGAGGAGACGCTTGATATAATCAAACTCTTCTCTAATTCTTTTCTTTACTCCAGCACCAACTTCTAGATTGTCTAGGTTGATTTCTACTGGACTATCGTAAGCGTCGCTAACAATAAATTCGTTAACAACTTCGTCCACCGCACTATCCACCTCAGGGTGAATTGCCATATCACGATAACGACGGATCATCTCAAACTCATTACGAGCTTGATTATCCGTATCTACATACGTTCCATAATACCCACCAGCGGCGACGGCGATGGGTTCATCAGCAGAAGGAGGGACAGGGGATTGCCCCTTCTGTCCCTCCTTTCTGTTAATCTGGAAGCCAAATAACTGACTCATGATTATAATTCAAACAGTTGAGCGTTCAACTATTTATCACTCTACGCCAATGCTAGAAACTCCATCTCTTGTTCCTGCCGCAGCAGTGAAGTAAGAATACTGCCACTCAACGGTGAACTCTTCAATCTGATCGTTGCTGTCATAAGCAAGATCGATAGGAGAAACGTTGGTTGGGAAGCAATACTTGAGAGTGTAGCTTCTGAGAACAGCGCCTTCAGTGCTGGAATCTTTTTCCAGTTGATCAACTCTTAAATCTGCCATATAACCAGAAGTGGTTGATGGAGTAAAGAGAGGAGCGGTGTTTGCTTCGTGAGTATTGATGTTGTTTGCCCACTCTTCAAAGAACGCACGGAGTTTGAAATCCTTGTCGTTGAAGAAGGTAGCGGTCCAAGTATCAAAGGTGCGATCACCAGCGATCTTGACTGTTCTACCACGGAAAGGAACTTCGATAACACCTAGGTTTGAACCTGGGAGTGCTGCTGACTTACAAAGAATATTTGTAAGATTTAGATCCTCACCACCTTTCTTGAGTGAATCAGGGAATTGAATGTCCACAAGGAACATGTTGGGCTTTACGCCCTGACCGATAGTTTGTAAAAACTGACTTACGTTAGACAGTGCCATTTGTGTTTACCTCGTTGATTTTTTCTCTATAACTAATTATCATCTACCGACGACTTCAGCGAACGAGACGCCCGTTCTTGTAGCAGTAACTGTAACTGTTACATAGTTGATAGAGCGTGTTGGCTTGAGGTAGAGTTCAGCAACAAACTCGTTTCTGTCAATAACTTCAGGAGTATTGTTGCTTGTATCGCAAACGACGAGATAGTCAGTTAGACCTCTACGTGCTTGGATTTCCTGTAGATATGATCCCATCGAAGCAGCAAATGCTCCACGGGTTACACTATCATTTTGCTCAAAGAGTACGCCTTCAGCAAGTGCTCTTGCTCTCTTCTCAACATTGAGGAAGAGACGGCGAACATTGATTCTGTCGAATGCGCTAGGTGAAGCAAGACCAGTCTTGTCTCCAAATAGTACAGGACCAGAACCAGGAAGAGAAACGATTGGGTTGATTCTATTGGTATAGAGATCATCGCGCTGTGCCTTGTTAGGATTGAACGCTAGTTTTACAACGTTCTGAAGACCACCACGATTTAGACCAGCAGGTGAGAACCAGTCATCTAAAGATGCTGAAGTTGAAACACAGAGACCAGCAACATCACCGTTACAACCAACATAACGATACTTATCGTTGAAACGATCGTAGGTATACTTGACACCGCTGTCTAAAACAACATAGGAAGAAGAACCAATGTTATCAAAGAATGCGATTGTGTTTGCTAGTTGTGCTGCTGGAGTTAGAGCAGTGCCGCCTGAAGTTGCGACCTGAGTTCCAGTCCAAGGTGAGATGAAAGCAACACAATCTTTTCTGCTATTAGCAACAGCAGCAACTGCTTGTGCCTTAGCGATTGTGTCGGTCTCGTTAGCAGCGTCGCCACCCATGAGAACAAAATCAACCGTGGTCTGTTCGGTGTCTAGGAACTCGTCATATGCTGCTTGGATTTCACCAGCAGAATATGCGTAGTCATCAGTACCACCTGATAGAGAACCACCTGCGGTAGGTAAGATTCTTGCTAGAGCAAGAGGAGCAGCAGAAGTAGCACCATAAGATGCTGCTGCAGCACCAGGATCTTCACCAACTGTGGTTACATCAGTGAGAGCAGCACCAGCATAAACATAACCTGAATACGCATTGACATAATCTTTCCAGTAAGACGAAGCACCTTCTGCGGTCTTAGCATCGGTTAGTTTTGAGAGATAAGTCATTCTCTCAACAACTGTATTTGTAGATTCGTCAACAACAGCAACATGAACTTCGTCATATGAAAGATAACGCTCAGCAGCAAATGCTGAAGTGCCAGGACGAGGAGCAATTGCCTTATATGTTAGACCAGTTGAACCGATTGCTTGTGAGTTGTAATCCCAAGCAACTGCGGTGTCTCCAGCAGCAGGAGTTGGAGTAGTTGTTCCAACAACGTGTAGAGTTGTTGTGGTTGGAGCAGCATATACTTCATATGATACAGCAGCATCATCGGTATATGTTCCACCAGCAACTAGACCATGAGCAGATGCTGTTGTAATAACCCAATCAGCACCACGATCAACGATTACAACGCGAAGGTTGTTACCGTCAGCACCAGCGTAACGAGCAGCGAACTTCTCGGAAGTTACGCCAGCATCGAAAGCATCCTTATCACCGATAAGAACACCAGTGCCACTTTTGGTAGCATTTAGAACTCCAGTTGCTGCTCTAACAACTGCGAGTTGTCCGCCGTAGCGGAGAAATTCAGCAGCAACCAACCAGTCAGCAGCATTTGCCTCAGCTGGTGTACCGAACGTATCGATTAGTTCTCTTTCAGAACCGATATTTACAATTTTGCCTACAGGTCCAGTGCGGAAAGATGAAGCAAAAGCACCACGAATAGCGGTAGCTCCTACAACAACAGCATTGGAAAAATCACGTTCCCTAATAACAACACCAGGCGAGACTTGACTTGCCATGTATTTTACCTCTTAGATATCAAATTTATCTAAATCTATTTAGATTTTCGGTATGTTCAGAGGTGGTGAACAGTGCGTGAACTACCAGTCTGGATATCCCCAATCCGTGAATGGGTCACGCTTCTTCCTACTATCTATTACTCTTTTTACAGTACACTCCTTACATTCGTAAGCATATGCTGACGGATGACCTTTCTTGCTTTTTCGTGTCAAATAAAACTCAGAGATCAGATCTTTCTTCTCTCCACAGGATCTACAAATCCTTTCTCTGAAGAGAAGATGTTCTAGACTAAACTGATCTCCAATATCCATTAGAAGTTCCACATATAACTTACTTCTTCTTGCTTATCTCCATACTCCCATAGGTTTCCATCACCATCAATATAGGTATCATCCCCCAACCCGTCATCGATAAAACCAAAGGGAGCCATATCTTGTTCAATTTGATTACGCTGCTCTTCATA